TGCCGTCAATTGGCTCAACGTCGACCGTCCGCTCTTGCTCGCTGATCTTGGTCACGACGGCCACCTTGCTGAAGATGATGACCTCGGGGTCTTTGACCAGTTCGCGAAGTAAATCTCTTAGATTCATGATTTTCTCCTGTCAAGTTCTATCGTCTGTCTATAGCCATCGATTCCAGAGGTCACCATCACTCTTTTGACCCAATAATCTCCAGTTCTCTCTTGAGCCTTGGGATCTTTGAGTCTTACAACCCCACCATGATCGACCTCGGGCTCTCCAAACGTCTTGAAGGTTCCCTTGTACCCTGTGAACCTGTAAGCCTTTAGCTTTTCCTCTCCTTGCCTTCTCAGTGCTGCCTCATCCATTGAGTCGGGGAAGAATAGCGTGACCCTATGCGTGGGAGAGGAGGATCCAACCTCCACCTCTCTGACCTTGTTGTCTTTTTGAATGCTCACGCACTTGGCCGCCATTCTGATGTCGTCCTCGCTCACCCACTCCAGGGAGCTGTTGATGATGTTTCTCTCAAAGGCGAAAGTCACGGGGGTGGGATCTTGATCCTCGAACAACAGGCCAACCTTGAGCGTGCCGTCTTGTATGTAGCTTTTGAGCCCGTAACGCCTCCGCAAGTCTTCGAGTACCTGGGCGACCGAGACATTGGTCAGCCTCAAGTCTCCAAGAAGAGTGTCGGCGGCTTGGTATGGTATGGGACAAATCTCTTGGAGCACCTCCTCAAGGGTGGCTTGCTGAAAAGTCTTTTTTTCAACGATGGCCTCCTTCAACAAATAGCCGTCATCCTCACACAGTAGACGAAGGGAATCCTCTGGAACAACCGCTCGCACATAACCCTCAAACCTCTTGGACAAGTTTGGAGCATAACCAAGCCACACCTCAATCTTGTCCCCCCTCTTAAAGACCTTCTCCCCTGTTATCTTGGGCCCTTGATTGACCCGAAGCACGCGAGGGATAACCACCTCAGCGGTGTCTGTGATCTTGTAGCGTGAGCGCTCAACCGACAAGCTCGTCATGTATCTGAACTCGTACACCCCGACCTCGCTGGTGATTTTGATATGACAGAGCGGACGAATCAAAGCTCAGTTGTTTGATCAAGCTCAAGAACGAAGTCACTGTCCGAGCTGGCTCGAATGCTGAAGTCCTGAACATTTGAAAAGCCCTCTCTTGGGCTCATCTGAAAGCCCTCGACGACGATGGTATCAATATCAAACAGGCGGAGGAGCCTGTTGTCAACCGTGACAGCCTCCTGACTCTCAAGAATTGCGCGAAGAGCCTGAACATCTTGCTCAGGGTAGACTTGCGACTGCCCAACGATGGCCCCCGTGATCTGAATACTGAAATCATCAAGGGAGATGTACTCCTTCACCCTTCCGGGGCGCCCCATGACCTCAGTCTTCACGATGTTCTTGCGCTGGGATATAAACACCATGCACGAGTCAACCTTCAGTCCGTCATACTCAACAAGAAGCTCAGAGCCATCGACGCCGTAATCCGTCCAATTCCCCCCAAAGAATTCGACGGCGCCCACCACGGGGGTGTTGAGATAGCTCTGACGCTCTCCTTGTTCAATATCGTGAGCGGGCAACCTCACAAGCTGCCCTTGAATATACTGTAATGGAATAGCTGAGATGAAGGTCGGCGTGGTCATGAGAGCGCTAAGTTTTGAGAGTCATTGAGAACATTCAAAAGGAGACGCTTGAGGCGTTGCTCAAGCTCGTCAGCCCCCTCTTGGATGTTTGTCGTGCTGAGGGTTTCAATACCCGTGAGGCGCTCGATGTTGATGTTGAACGTCTTGGGGGCGGATCCCGTTATTGAGTTGAGCCCGCTTTTCAGCCCTCCCGAGCTGTTGGCTCCCAGGCCAAGCACTCCAGCCATGCCCACGCCTCCCGCCGACCCTTCACCTCCGGCTCCTTGACCCATGCCCGCGGCATAATCGAGCATTCCTTTCCGACCCGCGGCCACCCTCAACTTGTTCTTTTCTTGATCAAATGACCCTATTCCATTTGCCAGGCCGAGCCCTCCGAGGGTATTTGTGGGCGCAAGCAAAACAGCCTTTCCCAACGCTTTGGCCGCGCCCACATAGTCACCCGATCTCAAAAGGGCTAAGGCTTCCAAGAAAGGCGCGAGGACGCCGTTCATCATCTTGGCGAGCGACTCAATGGGATTGGTGACAATTGTCTTGAGGTTGCTGCCGAACTTCTTCAGAATCGACCAAGTGGTGTCCACGATCTCCCTGAAGCCATCAAATCTTTTGTACGCGGCATAAAGCCCCGCCGATAACGCCGCCACGGCCACAATGACAAGGCCGATGGGATTGGCAGTCATCACGATGTTCAAAGCGTTTTGAGCGACCGTCACAAGTTTAACAGCACCCCACCAACCCAAGAGAACCGCCGTCAAAGACGCCACCCCGGCGCCGATGACCATGACCGTGTCTTTGTGCTTGACAAGAAACTCGAACAAGCTAGTCATGACATTAAACACAGGGATGAGCGCATTCAGAAGGTCCGACCCTATTACTTGAGCCGTCTCCATCATGGTCTCGGTCATTCTGTCGAATCTCCCCGCGCCCGTCTCCGCAAGAGCGTTGGCGCCATTGAAGAACCTCCCCCCTTCGCTTGTGGCGATCTTCATCGCTTGCGTGACCATTTCCGCGGAGATAGCTCCTTTTTGCATCATCTCGCGGAGCTCTCCCATGGTTTTCCCTGTTTGCTGGCTTATGATCTGCAAGGGGTTGAACCCTGAGTTGATGAGCTGCAAGAGATCTTGCCCCATAAGCTTCCCAGCGCCTTGGACTTGAGCGTATGCAAAAGACAAGAGCTTGAGCCGCTCTTGGTTTCCAAGGGAGATGTCTCCGAGCATTTTCATTGTCGGCATCACCTTCTCGGCTGCGACGCCATAGGTGAGAAGGTCTTGAGCGCTTTTTGCAAGGCCCATCTTGCCGAAGTTTGTGTTCTTCGCGTATTCGGAAACATTGGCCAAAAGAGCCTCCGCCCCCGACTTGTTGCCAACAAGCACCTCGAAGGACTTTTCCACCTTCTGAAGCTCCGCGCCGTACTTCATGAGCTGACTAATACCGTAACCAGCCCCCGCCATGGCGAACAAACCCGTCAGCGACGACTGGATTGACGTGACAGTCTTGTCTGTTTTCTTGGCTTCTGTACGCACTCCGCGAAGCCCCGCCGTCACCTTGTCGCGGAATCTCAGCACATAATCGATGTAACTCGTCGCCATTACACTGTTTTTGTGGTTCTCTTTGCCTCAAATTCGAGCGCGAACTTTAGGTCGCCCCAAGCGACAGCAAGCTCTCGGTCACTCATCGCGCTCGTGTCTTGTTTGAAGTAGAAGCGCACCAACGCCTCTATCTCTCTGATCTCTTTAATCGAGGCGAACAGATCCCCGCCGACCCCCGTCTTGGGGATTGCCGCCTTTGTTAGTTTTTTTTAATCGTGGCCACCTTCATCTCGATCATCTGCATGACAGCCATACAGGCTGCCACAAGAAGACTCTCATTGGTTTTGATCTCCTCGTCGCCACTGACCCAGCAATTAGTCAGAATCCACTCTCCCGCCTGCGTCACGTCTGGAACCTGACCACCCACCGGGACCATCATCCCCATGGCCTGACCAAGAACCGCCCGAGAGGGCTTTCTGAGAGTTGCCTTGTAGCCCTCCACCTCTAGGGTGTAGGTCTCCTCTTTTTTTGTACTCATAGTGTGAGAATTACTTTTTGAACCTTGCCCAAATTGAAGAAAAAGAGACCCGTAAAGGGCCTCTTTTCACATGGATATGTTTGACCAATTACCTCCACTTGACGTGCGAACACACCAAGGTGAAGGAGCGGCGGATATCTGTATTGTCCGTGGTACTTTCCACCCCGTCGTCGGTGAACTCGGCGTTCTTGATGACGTGCTGCACCACCCTTTGACCGTTGTTGTAGATCACAGGGATGTCAAAGGCAGCAATCTGCAAGAGAGAGCCGTTTGGAGCTGCGTCACGAAGTGCCTCCACGTCATTCATGCTCATCTCGATTGTCACCTCTTTGGGCTTAATTGGCCCCTGACCACGAGACACGGGTCGCTCTCCGAGGCCGTAGTTGTTTTCCTTGGCTTGCTCTTCCCCGTAGTTGATAGAGCTGATGGAGTGGAGGACTGTCCCGCCAACAATGGGGGTGACATTTGCGTGGGCGTAGGCTCGCCCGTTGATAAGTACGCTCATGATTAGCTTGTTTGAATGTTTACGGCGTATCCAATGCTCACCGTGATGGTCTCACTAGAACCCACGGGCACGATTTGGATGGAGATGTTCAGCGTGCTGGTTGAAAGAACATTCTGAGCGGGATCGATACTCACTCCGAAGGAGCTGATCTCCCCGTTCACCTCCATGGCTTCTAGTACGTTTTCGGCCAAGTTCGTGAAGTAGGCCACAGTTGAGCGCTCAAGAGTGCCCTCGCTTGTCACATACAGCGGAGAGTTGAGTTGTGGCAGAAGCACGGCACGCACCCCGCGGACTGCCTTGTCCATTGTCCGCACCTTCTCAATCCTGTTGAAGTCAGAGGTCGAGGACGTGGCTGTCACGCTCTTGGCGATGAACACCCCGTTGTTGCCGACATATTTGACTAGCTCGATGTAGCCCTTGTCCACAAGCGTCTCGGCTTGAGCCGCCGACCTTGTGGGGGTGATGTACCCTAGCCCTTTCAGTCCGTCGTACTTGCCCACCCAGGCGATTGACTCATGAACGAATGAGGCGGCAATCAATCCCAACACAGCACCCACGGGAGACCCGAAATTGATCTCTCCCGAGTCGGCGGGCGCCGTTTCGGTAACCGACCCACTCACCACAACAACGCGCTCAGCCGTACCTCCAGTCAAGTCGTCGGCTGAGGCGTGAGCTGTCCCAGCTCCGTAAATTGAAGGGATCACGGCAATCGCGGGCTTGTTGGCTGTCGCCGCGTTTGTCATGACCAAGTCCATCGCGGGAACAACCTCCTCCTCTATGAGGGCGGTCATGGCTGTGTCTGTGTCGTAAATGACAGCAAGCTGACGAAGGGATCCCTCCGCCAAGTCAATCAAGTCCGCAACCGCCTCCCCCAAGATGTCCGCGGCCCAAGAGGCCGTCTCCACGTCTTTGGCGTTGGTGGCATTGCATTCAGCGACGAATAAGGTCGCCCCAGGGGCCAACGCCCAAAAGTCGCGGAGGTGTCTGTGTACCGTGGCAGATGCCGCGGCAGTGATCCCCAAGGCTTCCGCCTCTTCTAGGTTGTTCAATGGCAACCCTTGGACAGTCTCTTGAGTAATAAGACCCGCGGCCCCATCCAAGAGATTGAGGCTCTCTTCCATGATCAAAAGACCCGAGATGTGATCCTGACCAGCGGGGGCTTGGTTGAGCCCTCCGTTCTGTCTGTTTATTGTTACGCTAGATAATGGCATTTTTTGAGTTTAAGAGTTAATGAAAAGGGCCCAACAGTCTCCTGAAGGGCCCCTCCTCACACCGAGGGCGAAGGCCCTCATATTTTTATCCAGCGGCTTCCACCATGTTCACAATGCCCTTGCTGCTAGAGCGAGCTCCAACAAATCCAGCGCGAGCCAGTGAGCTGATCACATCGCCATACATCTCAGGGACGTCTGTGTCCACAAATGTCTTCACGCCTCCCTTGGCACGACGAACAAAATCACGATGCCAAAACAAAGCGGCGTTGTTGTCTGTGGCTGCCGTGGCAGCTCCAACAAGCTTTTGGACAGGCGTGGCGGCGTTGTTGAACACGTTGCCGTAGCTTCTCACATAAAACTTGAAACCCATGAAAGTGAAGCTCTCAGGATAGGAGCCGTCCGCAAGAGGGCGGCGGTTGTTGTAATCGCTATTTGCAAACTCATCGATCAGCATGAGGTCCTCAAGCATATCCGCCGTGATCAAGGCGCAACGATTCCCCGCGGGAACGTTTTGGCGGCTCAAGATTGTCCCCGCTTTCAGAATGTCCTCCTTTGCAATTCTCTTCCGCGTGCCTGTGACACCCGTCCCTCCAATTTGATTGACGGCGGCGGGGCGTGTTGCTGATGAGGTTGTTCTGATCAGTTCCGGCTTGGTCCCCCAAGAGTTCTCTGAGTCGCCACCACGGCCCCAAGCAAACAACGCCTCAAGCGCGATCTGCTCATGAAGCCCGAGAACCATCTCCTCCACGACGTTTGCACGCTTGGCATAATTCACAACGAGCTCCTCAGAGTGTTGGATGTGGATGGGGTCGGTGCTGAACTCGTCCAGGTCGTATTGGGTCGCCGTGTCTGTTCGTTGTGCGGCAGTAGCGGGGAATGAATTCCGATTCTTCACCACAGAAGGCGTGGCGCCCGCATGGGGAAGGTTCACCTTGTCGTTATCGACAAAGGCGTCGTCGTTCTTCGCATCCATCAAAAAGGAGTTGCTCGCGAAGAGGTTCTTCGCGATGTCAGTCGAGAAGAGTTGCTTCAAAAGAATTGCGCTCATGGTCTAAGTGTTTAAGCGTTGTTTTTGGTTGTTGTCCTTGGTGTGTGAGTTTAGGCTTCGACGTAAGCGTTGAACAGCTTCTCGAAGCTCTCGGGCTGCTCGCTCTTCATCTTCTCAAGACCTTGCGGGTCTTTCTTCTGCCAGTCGTCAAAAGTCCACTCCTTGCGCCCCTCTGGACCGTCTACAGAGATCTGGTTTTTGATCTTTTGGCTCTTTGCTGGGATCCCTTTCATGAGGTCGGCAAAGCCCTGAAGGTCTTTCTTGGCCGTCTCGATCATGGCGGACTTGTGAGAAGCCTCGATCTTGCCCAAATCAACAGCCTCGTCGACCATTTTCTCCGCCTTGTAGTTCACAAGCTCATCGACTTGCGCCTGAAGAGAGTCAAGGGTCTCCTGAGACGGAGCCTTGTCAACCTTGGCTTGCAAGTCTGCGATTGTGGTGTCTTTTTGCGAGAGGTCGTTCTTCAAGCCCTCCAAAAAGCTCTTGGCTTCCTCTTCCGTGGCTTCGTTGGACAAACCCTCAAACATCGCGGCCATCGTAGCCAGTGCGATCACATTTTTCATGTCGTTGGTGTTTTGAGTTGACATATTGAGAATTTCCTCCACCGATGCGGTGAGGAGTTCTTTCTTTTTTGTGGTGACAACCTCATCCACGAGGCCGTCTTGAAGAGCTTCTTGGGCGTTGTACCAAGTCTCTTTTTTCATCACCTTCCTCGCGCCCTCTTCGCTCATTCCGCTTTTGTTGCTGATGATCTGAGCTATCTGCGAGGCGGTGGCTTCAATTGCGTTGAGCATCTTCTTGCTCATGCGCTTCTCTTTGCCCGTGTGAGGGTCGTGAATCATGATTCGACCGAAGTCCACAATTTGAACCCTATCACAAGACAAGGCAACCACCGCGGCCATCGACGCTGCAACACCCACCACTTTCCCTGTGACTGTCGCGGGGGTGTTCTGAATTGCAGCAACAACCGAAAGGCCGTGAGCGACAGATCCGCCGAGTGAGTTGATGCGAACCTCAATCTCCCCCACCTCTTCCCCCGCGAAGGCAATGGCATCGGCAACACTGTGGCCGTCTTTTTCCGCCCCGAGGGTTCCGAATAGAGTGATTTCCGCCTTGGTGTTGTCGGCGTTAAAAGTTAAACGTGAGGAGATTTCGCTCATGGAGACAAAATTCCCCAAGCAAAACCAAAAAACAGCACCGCGGAGCGCCTTTCATTGACGGAATGACACAAAAACGACTCAATACCCTCGGGCTATTCGATAGATCTGACGGCGAGAGAGGGCTGTCTCTTCTTGAAGTCGGGCGACGATTGTCCCTTTGAGGTGCTCGGGAGCCTTCTCGTAGGACTCGCGTATATATTCGTCTCGCTCGCTCTTCCTGTAGGTCATTCGGAGAAGGTTGCCGTCATCCCCAGATCGGTCGGCGGAGCCTTTTCTTGCATGGCTCTCATGGCCGTGGTGTCGATGACTGTGAAGTTGTAGCTGATAGGCCATTCAAAAGTCTTCTCAAAGGTGATGGGCTGACTCTCTGAAGCCCTCAAAAGAGTGATCTCCTCGTCCTCACTCCCATTCAGTAGCCTCAAACTCAATGAAACAAGCCGGACGAACAAACGTGTTGACCTCCCCGCGCTCTTCCCTTGCTATTTGGTCGAAGAAGATGTCAAAGGTCTTGAAGAAGTTGTCGGCTTGAATTGCTGCCTTGACCTTGGTGTAAATTGTTCGCTTACCATTCATTTGAACGCCTTCTTGATTGCCTTGTGAATGTAGCGCTCAACCTCCGTCTCAAGCTTGTGGCTGTTGCCTAAAAATTGACGCTTTGGAAGCTTTCCGGCCCCGTCGTTGTGATACGCGGCGTATTTTTTTCCAACAGAGGAAACCTTCACCGCTTTCCATGTTTTTGAGGTGACGCGGAGCGTGTTTTGAATGCCTCCCGAGCCCTTTCCGACAAGAATTTTCTGTTGTTGCTTGGGGCTGTACCGAGGATGGCCAGGCGTTCGGCGCTGGACTTCTTTCCACCTCACGAGTCGGCGATCCCTGAAGCCTTCGTCTTGCATCCCCCTTTTGAAGTGGCGCAAGGCTAAGCTGCCCACGACCTTGGGGACTTGGGTTTGCTTCTTTAAGAGCTCTCTGTATTGCTCCCGGAGGACTTTGTCAAAAGACCGTGCTCGCATAACTCACCCAGACTTATGTGTTCGCTTTCTTCATTGAACTCGAACACCTTCTCGCCCTCCTGGTCGTCGAACACCCTGTCGTGAAGAGCTTTGTCTTCCAAGATGTCGTCGGGGATGCCGTTGGGATACGCGTCGCACTTCAACAGCCGCCTGTAGTGACGACAGAAGAGACAAAAAGGCTTGTCTGCTATGTTCAAAGCTGCGTTTTTTGTGTGAGGGCGTGCAAGTTACGCAAAAGGAAACCTTGACCACTTTCTCACCACCCCCTAGTCCTCGTCTTGACCGTGCTCAAGAGCCCACTCTTCTGGTGTCATAAACACCCACTCCCCTCCATCCAAGACCCCCTTGATAAATCTCTGACCGATCATCATGTCGTTCAGGAGTGCCGCTTGATAGATCTCTTCTTTTGTCTCGTCCTCTTCACTGGCAAGGCTGGCTTTCGAGACGTTCAGCGCGTGAATTCCGTGCTTCTCAAGATACTTCTGCAAGTTGGTCATGTGGGGATGTTCAGGTCTTTGAGTATCCTGTCCATTTGCGCGATGGTGTCCTCGTAAAACTCTGGCCACAGGGCTTTGAAGACAGGATTCCCTCCAAATTTATTCTCCATTGAATGAGCGAAGATCTCCATCTCGGACATCCTAGGGTAGTTCCAATAGCTTTTTGAATGCCCATAGCCGACGCGCCCCTTGGTCAGTGCGGCAACAGAGTCGGCGAACGCCCCCGTCATTTCCGACACGGCGCTTTTGGAGAACTCGTTCTTCTCTATGGCTTCAGCAATTTGCTCAAAAGGTTTGAGGTCGTCGTCTGTTTTTGCCAAGAACCGAAGCTTTTCCGCAAACTCTGAAGACGTCATCCTGGGGTTGTAGGCCATCTCTCGCTCTATTTCATTAATCTGCTTCGTGAACTTCTGCCTCAGCGCCTTGGCTGTTTTTTTCCCTCCGTTGATCTTGTCTTTGTAGCTGTCCACAAACTTGAGAAATGGCTTGTCTGCCTGAGAGAATGCCGTGATTTCATCAAGCTGGTAGTGAATAGCGTGCCCCAATTCGTGATATAAAACCCTGCTCCTGTATTCTTTCGAGCCTTTCCAGCGAGAGGACTCCCCCCTGCCGTTGTACTTTTCAATAAACACCTTGTTTCTCCCGGGGCTGTAGTGAGAGCCCTTGGAGGTTCTCCAGTAGATTTGAAGGTCTTGATACCGTTGCGCCTTGGCGCTCTTAACTGAGGCCATTTGGATGGCTCTCATGTCAAAACCCTCAAACTCCTCCCCGAGCTCCCGACGAATCTCATCAACCAAGTGCGGGCTTGGCTTTGGCCCTTTCACTTTTGGCGGGGTCGGTGTCGGTGGTGTTTGCTTGGGGGGCGTTGGCAGAGGAGGCGCTGGACGTGGAACTGGTGGCCTTGGCGCCATTCCGTTCAAGTATGGATATTTTTTGAGAACGTCTTTAAAATAGGGGTGAGCACTGCCAAAGATCTCTCCCACCTTGCCCGGGTTGATTCTGAAAAGAGGGTTCGGCACTTCCTTGATGGTTTTGTCAACCCTCCCCACCCTTTTGGGAACCTCTTCCCTCATGAGCTGCTCCCATGTACACCGACAATTCCAGTCCACTGGGGGGAAGTGCGTGTCCCAAAAGGGGTCATCCACTGGGCGGATGATGCCGTTGAGGGGCCTGTGGTTCGCTCTGACGTGCTCGTCCTCCTTGGTGATATACCTCAAGTGCGTGAACACATCCTTCACCTCGTCGATGTCCTTCCATTGCCTCGCGCTTTGTGCGAGGGCGAAAGCTGTCCTCCTCTCAGTGGCGAGCCAATTCAGGTTATACGCTCGATCTATTTGAAGTGCTTTTTCCGCGTATTGCTTGAAGGGGACGAGGTTTCCGTCTGCGTCTAGGATTGCCCGAGACAGGTCCATGGCTTGCCGCGTGGTCTTCGCCCCAGAGAACAAAAAGACGTTCTTGTGAAAAGACACAAGACTGTCGTAGTCCCCCACGCTTATCCTTGAATCAAACCACGATCTCCCAAAGCCCTTGAACACCTCGTCCATAAGGATCGAAGAGGTGCGGAGGTAAATTTCGGCGGGAATCTGCCCGGGGCTATATCTCCCCGTATACACCCCCTCAATAAACTCCTCACGAACTTCTAGGGGGATACTGTCGATGGCGCCAATGTCTGCCATTTACACGATTTGAAGATGTGGCTCCAAAAGCGGGAATTCTTTGGAGATCTTGTCAAACGACCTCAGCGCGACACCTTCTTTCTGATTTGCAAAGGCTATTTTCTCGCGCTTACGCCTTACCATCACCCCCTTCTCGCTTCTCTCGTAACCGTCGAGGAAGACCGTGGTTTGAGATGTTTTTCGCGTGTATCTGAAAACTAGCTTTTGCATGGCTGTATTTTTAGAAGGGGAGGTCATCTTCAGCTTCAGGCCTCTCTGTGTGAATGGAGTCAGGAGATTGAGATGGCTGTGCGGCGCCTTGAGACTGTGAGGTTTTCTTGTTTAGAATTGTGAAGTCGCTGATTCGGATGAACGTCTTGTAATGATTGACGCCGTCCTTCTCGTAAACATCTGTCATAATCTTCCCTTCCACGTACAGCTTGGAGCCTTTGGAGACATACTTCTCAATCAGCTCGGCAGTCTTGCCCCAGGCTTCAAGGTTATGCCACTGCGTTGTCTCGGTGATTTCGCCCGTGTTTTTGTTGGTGTACCTCTCTGAGGTAGCGAGTGACAAAGAGGATTTTTTTACTCTTTGGGTTCCGACTTCAACGATTTTGGGCTCTTGCCCGACATTCCCCAAAAGGGTGGCTCTGTTTAGTGATCGCATTGGTGTGAGTTTTTGATTGCGTTCATGTATAGGTCATTGATCTCTTCCATCCTTGCGGCGAGATCTTCTTCCTCTTTTTTGATAATACTCGGAGGGGTGGTCTTCTCTTTTTCCTCGACAGCGATGCCCGTGAGCTCCTCAATCTTCTCCGGTGAGATCTTGAACCCTGAACGCGCCAAGACCTCAATTCCTTTGAGGCGCTGCTCAAAATCAAGGCTCTCCTCTTGATCCCAAAAGAACTGAACGCCTTCCGGGATCATGCCGATCCTGACCATGCGGGGGATGAGGTCGTTGTTGATGACCCTCTCGATGAGCTTCTTGTCGCTCCTGGTGATTTGATCCATCACGCGCTCATGAACCTCGGCTTGTGAGCGACTTGCCCCGTCCTCGGTGGTCATGGTTTGCCCAAGGAAAAGCTTCGAGACTCCCTTGTCTGCCCTTTGGGCGAGAATCTCAAACACTTGATAAGCATCGGAGCCAGTTGTCTCAATGAACTCGAAAGCGTCCTCTTGATCAATAACCGCCCACGGAGCCCCCCCCATGTTCTCCATCATTTCGGCCATGTTCTTCCTCCTCGTGGCGTCGTCGACGTCAGTCTTCCCCACCCGCCACGGCATTCCAAACAGCTCAGCGAACTGGCTCCAAGACTGCAAGACATTCTTTTTCCAAATGATCAGCGGCACGGCGCTATTGATGAGGCCGAGATCCTCGGGGCTGCCCACCAAAATCGTCCAGGTCTTAAAAGGCCCCTCGTCAATTGGAACAATATCAACGTCAGAGGATAGGAAAAGCCCTTTTTTGACTCCCCTTCTGACGGGGTCGACATACTCCCGAGGAACACCCTCCACGCTCTCGAATGAGCTGCCCACAACGTCCCCCAGTTGGATGAGAGAGTATCCATAGAATCGCGACTCGACGACGAGCCTCATGAAGCTGTCGAGCCAATCGGCTTGAAACAAACCCGTCAGCTCCTCATCATGCTCCTCTTCCCCCTCCTTGTAAATGAAGAACGAGCCCGACGTTGCCGCCAAAACTCTGTTGTTCATGACAGCCTTCAAGTGATCATCCAAGACAATGTCTTGAAACGTCCGCATGAGCTCGGTCCTGTCAGGCGTGAACACATCCTCAGCCACCTCAAGGGCAGCTCTCCAGACATTCATCTCTTGGCGAGTCCTGAAAAGCTGCTCTTTTCTGAACTT